GCCTTGGCCCATTCGAGCGGGCTGCCCTGTAGCGTGTCGTCTGCCAGCGGGTAGAAGTCATCTTGCGCACGGCCTGCCGTAATTATACCCGCTTCATCGCCTCCGCTGGTAGCAGACGGGTCAACGGCTACCACGACCCTTGCCAGCGTTGGCGCTTTCAACACGCGCCCGGCGTCTATCGTTGCCCGCTTCCACAACGCACCCGGCGCTTCGTTGACATCCTCAGCCATGATTTCCATGAGATAGCCCAGGCTGGTCATGTCGCCGGTAATCTCTTCCAGCGCAACCTGGCTCAGGTGCGGGTTGTCGTGGCTGGTAAAGTGGAACGCCTCCCAGCGCCCCGTTGTATCCTGCGTGGCGCGAAGGTACATCTTCGCTGCCGTTTGCGGATCACGCGCCTTCGAGCGGCCCACCGTGCGCAGGCTTGGCGGGGTGTAGACAAATACCGCGTCGCCGTCATTGTCAAGCAGCATCGGCGCGCCCACCAGCTCCCAGGTATCCTCATTCATAAGCTGGAACTCATCAAGAATGAGCAGGTCAGCATAGTCGCCGCGCAAGCTGTTGGCGTCCCATGCCGTCTTTGCCCTGATGCGCCGCTCGGTGCCGGGCAGTTCGATGATATGTAGCGTTTCGTTTTTGTAAAGTACGCCGGCCCGAATGGGGCCATCTAAAATCCTACAGATCGTTACCCAAAATCTGTCAACCTGCTCTTGCGTTGGCGTGGCGTAGAGCACGCGCTTTCCGGCGAGGAAGGCCAGCACAGCCAGGATTGCCACGCCAACCGTCTTACCACCGCGCCGCCCCGCTCGGATGACTTTACGCTTTGCGGTGCTGTCAATAAAGCGGGCTTGATGCTTGTGCGGGCGCTGAAAGTGTAAGTCAAATTCGATGTCATTCATGCGACTCCGGCTTTTCGTCGTCGTAAACCACATTCAGGATGATCTTGACCGCCTCGCCCTTGCTTGTCAAGTCCAAATTCTCGCCAAACTCGGCGCGGCGCTTGCGGGCCAGATACCACATGATTGCCGCCCTGTCGCCATCGTTCATGAGTTGGATTATCCTGGTTTCTCCCATATCGCAAACGGATTCGCATTCATCGAAATAGGCCATCTTGAATGTCGGCCAAATAGAAAGATATCGGTCAACGGTATGGCGATGCACGCCCAACCGCTTGGCAATGGCAGACTTGATACCACCGCTTCCCGGTATCGCTTCAATTGCCTGCTGTGCTGTCATCTTGTTTTTGTTCGCCATAGTCCAAAATATCCAATTTTACCAACTTCATCCCATAATTATTGACGCCTTCGGGAATGACAACGCCGGGCCTGAGTTTCAACTCATTAGCCTTGAATGGGCGGTAATTCACCAAGTGCTGCCAGCGTCCCCACTTGCGGGTTATCTTCACAACATCTGGGTGCTGTTGCTGTAATGATTTCGCCATGAGTAGACGCCCGTCCTGCTTATCACCTAATTTATAGAGCGATTCAGTATTACCGCCTTTCATGGTCATAGTTGCAATCTTTTTAGCGACGAATGCCTGTATCAAAAAAGTGCACCAGCCATCTTTCAGCACTCGTAAAGATAAATCTGTATCTTCGTTATATCGCCCACGCCATCTATACGGGATATCGTTTTTTATCAGAATACAAGAATAAACTCTAGTGTTCAATAAGAACGGGGGCCATTTTTTTATCGCCGGTACAAACATCTCATATTGCAGACCGGCAAGAGCAATATTTTCATAGCGGCTAACGAAATCTTCAACGACTTTGAAGCATACCCCGCTATCAACCCTTATCTTCCTATTTTGATGCAATCTGGCAAACCAAGCTATATTGTCATCTAGTATCCAGTGCCGCTCCTGTCCCTCACCGATAGAGTGTTCCCACACCCAATTACGAGCAGGTATGCCGCCCTGTCCGAGATTACTGAACGGCAAAGTTAAAATCCTGGATGGGTCAATAACAGCAGAATAATCACCAAACTCTTGTGGCTCGATAACGATTCTGTACGGGACGCACATGCTTTCTAGTGTTCTGCTAGTTAAGCGACTCTCCCATCTTCCCTTAGAGATAATATAGACTGGATAATCAGGGTTCATTGGTATATTTTAACCCCGTTCCTAGTTGGTTTCTTAGCTCTTGCGGTCTCTCTGGATACCAAATAGAATTAGTTTTGTCTGTAAAATCTACGCCTATTTTCTCGAAAAATGTCTTTCTATCATTTTCTGTCGCAAAGTGAACCCGAAGAATTATTCCCTGTTTATCGTCCTGATCAAATTCCGGCATCCCTTTCCATGCATCCTGATAATCTACTCCCTCCGCAACCGCACCGCCCATAATCGCTAATTCAATCGGCGTCCACAAGTCTTGCAGC